CACCCGACATTTACTAATTAGTCAGATTATAAAAACAGACACTTTCCCTGAGGGAAGTCACTCTTCGGCTCTTCCGCGATTTTACCACGAACATTGAATCCACCCTGTCTATAGACTTTGAGTCTCTTGTAGTACATGGCTGTAAAGATAGACCATGGATCATGAACATCATATATATGTGGATCATTCTGTTTACCCTTGGTTTCTCTCATAATACGACCAATACTTTGTGTTATATCAGACTTGGGTGAGGCTAAAATAACCGTATCTAATGTTGGTATGTCTAAACCTTCATGAGCTTGGGAGAACGTCGCAAAAATGATCTTCTTTTTTGAAGATTCTTGGAGTTCTGCTTCCTTCATTCCACCCATGTAGAGCCCTGAAGTTTTAGGGAAACATTGATGAAGGAATTCACAATGAAATCTTCTATCACTGAGGACGAGGAGTTGCCTTGTACCAGCTGAGGCTTTCTTTACAAGCTCACAGAGCATCTTATTTCTCTGTCGGTCTTCCACAAGCTCAGTTATCATATTTGGCATCGATATCTTTCCATTTCGCATGGATGGTGGTGGATTTTTGTAGTTTGGAGACTCGTACACAATTGGAAACACCTCCACCTGTTCTTGATTTTTTCGTTCAACTGCGAAAAAGGTGGGACCCATAAACCAATGTAAAACCTTCGTTAGACCATCTTTCCTCTCCGGTGTTGCTGACAGACCATAGATATGACGAGGACAAAGCTTGAACAGACTTTGACTAAAAACCTTAGCACATATATGATGTGCCTCATCTACTATGAGAGTACCTATACTCTCAAAATCTGTAAAAGAGTATTCTTTGAGGGACAATGATTGAAGCATAGCGATGACAAAATCACAATCAACTTCTTTCTTATCCTGTTGTACGATACCTATAGTGGCACCTGGACAGAACTGTTGAATTCTCTCCCTCCATTGATCAGCTAAGAACTGTTTGTGAACAACTATCATCGTTCGGTAGCCCAATTTACAAGCTATGGCCAAGGATACCGTCGTTTTACCGTACCCACATGGTAAAGAAAGGACACCGTGGCCAGCTTTAATTGCCGCTCTAAGGGCGTCGTTTTGGTGTGTGGCATCTCTAAGTTGACCAGCGAACTTAGTTTGAATTCGGGTAGGTTCGGGGCGTTTGTCTTGGGAAGGCTCTCCAAGTTTATCAGTTCCGTAGAATCTTGGAACGCACACTCCAGTCTTAGTTGCTCTGAAAACTTTAAAAGGCGGTGGAGGAAATCCATAGTCCCCGTTGACGATCGGTCTTACCGTAAGTTCCTTTTTAATTTCGGAAATTGGACCCGAATTTACGAGATATCCAGTCCTCGTTAACACTGACATGATCTACTTATTTAAAGATGTGAAACTTTAAATGAGTAAATGCCCACTCTTAGTATTGACGAAAATATTAATAGACTTCAGAATTCTATTGAGCAGATGACCCAAGAGATTTTTAGAATGCAAGGGATGTTGAAGACTTTCACTGATTTAAAAGCCGCTGGAGTGAACAATATAGAAATTCCTTCTCAAGGATTGGAGAAGATTGAAGAGGAAAGTACCCAGGAAAATCCTGAGTGATCACCTACATTCCAAATACCCCTAAAGTCTAATTCAACATCAACTTCATCATCCTTTACTAGAGATTGTATAGGTTTACCTTCAAACTTACACATAACTCGTCGGTAACGGAATGGTACTTTAACGGTGAGAACCTTACCATCTAGTGGATTATCAATATTTTGGTTTAGAAGGAGATGTATTTTACTCGCATGCATACGCTCTATGATTTCTGAAACTTTTTGGGGAATCACAAAGCGTATATACTTTTTGTCATTATGATCATAAAACGGTTCATACACTTTAGCTGTGAACTTCATCTAAGATACACTAAAAGTAAAACTATAAGTAACACTACGAGCATTATTCCAACATGGGTTAGTAAGATTGGTTTCAGTGGTTTTCTCGTTCCGAAGCATATATGGCTTAGGGCTCGTGAAACTTCGACAGAGGCTTCAATACTTGAATATGGTGTGTGTCTAGGAGACATCATACCACACATAGCAACCTTTGAGCATTTCCCAAAGAAGGGAAGCTGTCCCTTAAGGCTGAGCACACCAGAGGATTGTGAAAAGTTCCATTTGTTTTCTTTCCATTCGGCACCCCAAGCAATTCTAGCTGAGGTGGGTTGAGGTAATCGGAGCTGTCGAATAACCTCTTTCTTTAGGGTTTCAGGGTCAGAACTCAATACCTCTTTACCGAGATCGCATATGACACATGAGACGGTTTTACCATCTATGAGTACCTTTGGTTGGAGATTCCACTTCGTTTCTATAGCTATTTCTAGATCCGACTTAAGTTCAACTGGTTGATC